TATGGACAACCGTGTATTGATCATTCCTCCTTCAATCCGTAATGTTATTATGGGCGAAGCTCGTTACAACTCTGCTGACTTTGTAAATGGCCGTGGTGTTAACACTGGACAGATTGGTCAGCTTTACGGTATTGATGTTTATGTAACAACAAACGTACCTAGTACTGGTACTGCCGCTACAGCTATGTTCCTCCTGCATAAGGATGCGTTCGTACTTGCTGAGCAAATGGCTGTTCGTTCACAGACTCAGTACAAGCAAGAGTTCCTTGCAAACCTGTTCACTGCCGATACTTTGTACGGTACACAGGTACTACGTCCTGAAAACGGAATCGTAGTCTCAGTAGCTTAAAAGCTACTTCCGGGGGAGTCTATTCAGGCTCCCCTGCCTTATTTAACTACTGGAGAATCTAATGGCTTTATATCGTGGCCTTGGTGGTGCAGGAACTGAAGCACTATTAACAGATGTAACAGAGCAAGCCAATCTCGCAGTTGAAGCTAAAGATGCGGCAATTTCAGCTAAAGATCTTGCGGTTGCGGCACGTAATGCTGTGCAAGATGCCGCCGCAGATGCGGCTATTATTGTTACTCTCGAAAGTGAAATCAATACCCTAAGTGATTTAGAAACAGAGCTTAATGCTCTCTATGCTATTCGGTCTGATATTTCTGCTGTTGAAGATATCTCAGCAAACGTTACAACAGTGGCCGCTATTTCCAGTGACGTTACTACAGTAGCAGGCGATACTACTAACATTAATACAATTGTTACCGACTTAAACGGTACAGATACAATTGGTACAGTTGCTACTAACATTGCGAATGTAAATACTGTTGCAGGCATTGATTCAAACGTTACAACGGTTGCGACAAATAACGCTAATGTTACAACAGTTGCTACTAACATTGCGAATGTTAACACTACTGCAACAAACATTGCTAACATTAATACCGTTGTTACAAACATTGCGAATGTCAATACCGTTGCAGGTGTTACAACAGATCTTTCAAATGTCACAGCAAACCTCACTGATATTCAAAATGCAGACACTAATGCAGTAGCGGCTCAAGCGGCTCTGGATTCATTTAACTCTGTCTATCGTGGTGAGAGTGCTACTGCACCCACTACAAGTCTTGTTACAGGCCAGATTTACTTTAACTCTACCAACGATACACTGTATGTCTATGATGGCTCTGCATGGAATCAGGCGGCCTTTGATGTAAACGGGGCGTTGTTTAGTGGAGATAATGTTTCTTTGCTTACAAACGATGCAGGTTACTTCACATCATCTGATGTAGGCACAACAGCAAACAAACTTGTTCAACTTGATGGGACTGCAAAGCTACCTGCAGTTGACGGCTCACAATTAACAGGTATTAGTTCAGAAGGGCCAGAAACTACAAACCGTGGCTACTGGACTGTAGATACAGCCAAGACAAATCAATTCCTTGGCAAGTACACATCAGTGCGTGTAATGCCTTCTGACGTTACAATCGGAGGCACTTGGGAAGCTTTACCAAGCGCAGAGATCTATGTCCTAGAGTCAACAACATTAGATTCGTTTGATGAGTATTTTGAGGAAGATACGACTATTGCGTCAGGAACAACGCATACGTTTTACCAAACACTTAACGTAAGAGAAGGCGTTACGGTCACTGTCAATGGAACGCTTGAAGGGTTTGGCGCAACACCTACTGGATCAGCATCAGGATCTGTGACACTCACACAAGTTCAAGCAGAGATTGATGGCTCATTCGTTTTTGAAGCATTTGGAGAATCAGCATAATGGCTACACAAAAACAAGTTTTATCTTATACATCGCCAGTAATTACTACTACGGATACAAAATATACAGTTTTTACTTGCCCTGCAAATAAGATTGCTAGAGTTGAATTTAATTTTGCAAACTTTTTTGCTCCAGATGGTAGTGTAATTTACAACAATTACGCTCAATTAATGTTAGTACCTAACGGTAGTTCCATTGAAAGAGACTTTGGTTACATTACAGGGGGCTCTACAAGTAACGGTTATGGATATACAATGTATCCATCCTCAAATGAAAAGCGAATGCTTTGGCATAGTTCAACAAGTATTAATACTCAATATTTGTTTCAAGCAAATCCGGACGATACTTACTACGCCATACCTACTAATGTTAATAATGCAACTATGTTTCCGGGAGAAATATTTTTAAATTCAGGCGATGCTTTTAAAATTAAAATAGGAAGTAGTCAATCAAATAATTATACATTTTATTTAAACGGATTAATTTTAATAGAGGACTCTGACGCATGAGCAAATTAATTACAGATGCCATTGAGTTACCTGGCGGTACTAATTTGTCACTGCCAACAACTAGACCAGATAACAAAATTTTAAAAGTTTCTTCTAATGCTTTAATTTTTGATGATAAACCTACCGTAGAGTTACAAACTGTTTATGATTATAATGTAGATGGTGCTGTAAACTTTTTTGCTTACGACTTAACAAATAACTCCAATGATTTGGTAGGCATTTATATTGAGTTTGATGGATTACAGTCTACATCTAGTGAAGTCTTTATTATTAGAATTAGTAATTCAACAAATGGGCGTGTGAGTGCGTCCAACACTTTTACTCATTATGATACACATGGTTACGGTGTTAATTCTGTAAGTTCAAGAACAATAAATGATTACTGCTATGTAGCTACAGATTTTTCAGGAGTTGGGTACACAAACGCTACTGAAGATCCTAGATATCATCATACTGGAAGTTTTTATTTATTACTTGATGGTAAACATTCTAATCTAGCTCAAGGTGAAAATTCTGTTTCATTAGCTTCAATGTCTCAATCCTATAGTGCTAAAAGTTTACCGGGTTCAGGGTCATTTATATGTACTGCGGCTCAAGAACCCGGGTATTCTGTGACTACTGATATGACTAATCACGATGCTCAAGATTTTACAAGGCTTGGTTTTTATGTTAATGGAAGGGTTAGTGGAACTATACGACTTGCAGAAATACCAAGGAGCAACTCATGAGTAAAATTATTGTAGATCAAATTCAAGCACCTAATTCTCCTGCAATTGACGTACCTGCTACTTCTGCAGATAAGTATATTGAGCATACAACAAGTGGAACATTCGCAGATTTTAGTGAACCAAGAAATAGGAAAAAATTGTATAACTATGCAGACACTGAAACAGGTGTATCCCATGTAGATTTTAGTTTATACGATGGCACAAAAAAAATAGTTTCTATGAAATTGCATGGGTCATATCCTTTAAATGCATTAGATACTAGCGTAGGTACTACTGGAGTTTTTAGAATGGATTTGCTTAATTCTTCTGATGCTACAGTTATTACAGCAGGAAGCGTTACTATTCAAACTAATAAACGCTATTCAACTTCCGACACTTACAATGACCAATTAACTTCTCAAAATAATTTTGGTATTTATTGTCATGATACGCCAAGTACTGTGTTGTATTTATTTGAAGGTGACATTGTTTTTGCAAGTGATGATTCGTCATTTTACGCTAATTTTAGACAAGTTTGCAGAAACGTAAATTCGGTAGCTCATTTATTATCAGGAAGTGGTGGCACTTTAACAGCATACCCGGATAAGATTAGATTTTATTTTGATAGTTCTAATTCTTTAGGATCAAAAATTATTGTAACCCCTACATATGAGCCATAATTATGAGCAAGATAAACGTAAGTAAAATTGAAGATACATCAGGAAATATTTTAACGTTACCTGAAAGTGTTACCGATGGATTTGTACAACTCGATTCAAGTGGTACTTTAACAACAACGGCTAATGCTCCTTCCGAAATGTACCATAAAACACTACTTGATGTTGCAGAAGATGGAACTAATATTAATACTGTAAGTTGGACTATTCCTGATTTTGTAAAAGAGTCAGATGGCCCTGTTAAAATTATTATAACTGGATATGGAAGCTATACTAATACTTGTTTAAGAATAAAACAAAATGGTAGTTATGTAAGCTTCTACCATAATTTGCTTAGATATTCCCCTTCTCAAGGGGGTATAAACACCTCTGAAACCACTAGCATACCTTATATAAATACGGGTAACTCATCATCTGGTAATAACACAGGTTATAATATACCTTACTATATTAGGTTTATGTTTGAATGTAAATATATTCCTGCGGCGGTTAATAATGGTGTAGGACTTTTGTCCTCAACTGGAGTAGGAGCGTACAGAGCATCCACAGCGGAAAGTTATCAGAATATCTGTTATCAAAATTTATTAGCAAGTAATCTTACTTCAGGAGATTTGGACGAACTAATCATTTATTCCAGCGGTTTTTTTCAAGAAGGTTTTGTTAAAGTATTTTTATTTAAGGAAAATTAATTATGTATATCATGAAAGACGGCGTAAAAACGCAAATGACAGAAGCAGAAATTGCAGAACTAAATGCAGTCAATGCTGAAATTGAAGCGGCAGATAATGCCTTAAAACCAACAAGAGTTCGTGAGCAAAGAAATATCTTACTTGATCTTTCAGACTGGACTCAAGCATCTGACTACACAGGTGACGCACTAACAGCAGAACAAGTAACTGCATGGGCTACCTATCGTCAGGCTTTGCGTGATATCACATCACACGAAAACTTTCCAGACCTAGCGGCAGAAGACTGGCCTACATCACCATAAGGATATAGGATGGCAACGCATATGGCAACAGAAGGCACTAAGCAAGTAGTAGACGCAGTTAGTGTACTTACAGTAGTTGGTACTATTGGTGAATTGTTGCCTCCATTGGCGGCGTTATTCACACTCGTGTGGACAAGTATCCGCATTTACGAAACGCATACAATACAGAGGTTTCTAGGAAGGAATCCTCCGGATGATAGCTGAACTTGCCGCCGCTAATGCCGCCTTTGGTGTTATCAAGGAAGCCATAGCAAACGGTAAAGAAATCTATGAAGCGGGTGATGCACTCGCAGACTACTTTGGCCTCAAGGCTGAAATACAGAAGAAGGCACACGAACACGGCTACAAGTCAGATATGCAAGCCTTCCAAGCAACAGAGCAACTCAGGGAATATGAGGACACTCTGAAGCAAATGATGATATGGCAGGGCAGGGCAAATCTTTGGACAGACTGGCTTGCATTCCAAAAACAGATGAAGGACAGCCGTGAAGCGGCAGAGAATGAAGAACGAAAAAAGAAAGCCCGCAGACGCAAACTCATTAAGGACTGGAGTATTGGTATCGTTGTTACCGTGGCCACCCTTTCTGCTATTGGCATATGCGGTTACTTCCTATATTGGCTCGTAACAACCAAAGGCAATTAGTATGTGGATTGTAATAGGAATTTTTACAATGGCATTGCAACCCGGAATATTGCAAGTAGTAGAGAAACAAGAGTTCTCAAACCCACAAGACTGTTTTGAGAAGGCTATGGAAGTTATGGCAGATACAACAGATCCTCGTGGTATGGCGTGTGTGCCTATCAAAAAGGACAGTATGTAATGTGGACTGCACTGCTTGGCCCTGTCGTTGATCTTGCCAAAGGCTACTTTAAAGGCAAGGTAGACGAAGCCAAAATTAAACAGGAAGTCAAACTAGAACGTATTAAGACTGATGCAGACTGGGAAGCTCGTATGGCTGACGCATCTGCACATAGTTGGAAGGATGAATGGTTTACGATATTGTTGTCGTTACCAATTGTCTTTGTAGGGTACGGTGTAGCGGTAGATGATATGGATGTGATTGAACGTGTACATCGTGCATTTGAAGTGCTAGCAGGATTACCGGAATGGTTTCAGTTCTTGTTATACACTGCAGTACTAGCGTCCTTTGGAATCAAAGGTGTTGATAAAGTAATGGGGAAGAAGTAATTATGATGTACAACAACAAACCCGCATACAAAAACGAAGCTAACAAAAAGAAAAAGAAGGCTATGAGCAACCCTAACAAAGACTCAGGCACAATGTCGTGTTCGTCTAAAGGTATTAGGAAGTACAACTAATGGCTAAAGGTGTCAAGCATTACTTTAAAGACGGTACAGAGCACAAAGGAGCTACACACAAAGACCCTAAAGGCAAAATAATGTCTGGTGCTCGACACACTAAAAACAGCAAATACCTCTACCACATGGGTGAGTTATCTGCGACAGCTAAGAAGAAGGCTAAAGCATAATGGCTACGCCTACAAACAAAGCTCTGTACAATCGTGTGAAGGCTGAAGCAAAGAAAAAGTATAAAGTCTGGCCTTCTGCGTATGCAAGTGGTTGGCTTACCAAGGAGTACAAGAAGCGTGGCGGCAAGTACAAGTAAAAAACCTAAAGGTGGGCTGACCAAATGGTTCAAGGAAGAATGGGTGGATTTAAAGACTGGGAAAGAGTGTGGCCGAAAGAGCGCATCAAAGTCCAAAAGACCCTACCCGTCATGCAGACCAAAAGCAGTGGCAAAGAAGATGACAGCCGCAGAAAAGACAAGCAGTGTCAAGCGCAAAACGTCAACAAAACCAATCAAGCACAAAGTAACCGCATCTGGGAAGCGTAGGAAATGAATGATTTAAATCAGCCGTATGTATCAGGAATGTTTCAACAAATCCTTGATCGAGCAAATCAGCAAGCTCCAATGATTATGCAATACTTGCAACAGAATCCAGATGCTTCTGATTTAGACATTTACATTGCCGCAAAGAACGCAGAAGTCTCTCCCTTAGCAATTGCAATGGCTACTAACAGTGATCCTCAAGAAGTTATGCGGAGATACAATGAAGCTGAGCAAGCTTATCAGGCATTGGATACCCCTGAGTTACGTAACGTTGATCCTCGTTCTGATGCTTTTGAACGAATTGTAAAAGATACAGTTGAAAATAAAGCTGTTCAGGGATTGTTATTGACTAATCCATACACTGCTCCTATAGCTCCATTTGTTCCTGCTATTCGTCCAGTGAAACGTTTATTTGATCGGTGGTTTTAATGAAGAAAAGTAACAAAGAAATTAAATGTGAATACACTCCTGATGGAAAACTCCAGTGTTCATATGATGGGCCAATTTATAAAACTCCTAAACCTAAAAAACCAAAAGACAAAAAACCTGAAGATGGAACGAGTACTTTCTAATGCCAGTTAAAAAAGATTCACGATTAGAACGAGCAGGTGTCAGTGGTTATAACAAACCAAAACGTACACCTAACCATCCTAAGAAGTCACACGTAGTTGTTGCTAAAGAAGGTGACAAAGTTAAGACTATTCGGTTTGGCGAGCAAGGTGCGAAGACAGCAGGTAAACCAAAAGCAGGTGAATCTGATCGCATGAAAAGCAAACGCGCATCATTTAAAGCTCGTCATGGACGCAACATTGCAAAAGGAAAAATGTCAGCGGCTTACTGGGCTGATAAAGTTAAATGGTAATACTTGACAAATACAAAAAAGTATGCTATAATATATCCTCTATAGGAAAACGCAAATGACATATCTTAATATTGTTAAAAGTGTTTTAAGACGCTTAAGAGAAAACACAAACGTATCAAATGTGTCTGGCGGTAATAACGCATACGTTGCTTTAATTGGCGAGTTTGTTAACGATGCTAAAGCAGAAGTTGAGCAGGCTTGGTCATGGTCTGGGTTGCGTAGTACTCTTTCAGGCACAACAACCGCAGATGTATTTAACTACGAGCTAAACTCATCCGGTCAAAACTTTACTTTACTTGATGCTGTTAATGATACAAGCAATTGGTTCTTGCAGTACAAAACACAAAGTGAAATGACTAACCTGTTTTTAAATAATAACACAAAGACAGGTGCTCCAACACATTTTACTTACAATGGTATTTCATCTGACGGTGATACAATGGTTGATCTGTATCCTATTCCAGATGGAGCATATAGTTTTCATTTTAATATTGTCTTACGCACTGCTCGATTTGATGATGATGCAGATGAATTGTTTATCCCATCAGAACCAGTTATCTTGTTAGCATATGCAAAGGCTGTAGAAGAACGTGGAGAAGACAGTGGCATGACTGCTACTTCTGCTTATGCTACAGCACAACGTGCAATGAACGATGCAATTGCATTAGATGCCGCAAAGCATCCTGAAGAAACTATCTGGCATACAGTATGAGCAAACCATTAGAGTCAATTAGTTTAAAAGCACCGGGGTTTCTTGGGTTAAATACCCAACAGGATTCTGTGAATCTTAATTCCAACTATTGCTTAAAAGCTGAGAACTTAGTCATCGATAAAGCAGGTAGGCTCGCCGCACGTAAAGGTTGGGACTATGTTACAACTGATGGTGTCGATGTAAACCTCAAAGGAGGTATCGCATATACTGATACTTCAGGAACTGTTCATCACATATCGTGGTCAGACACTACATTTTATACTGGCTGTGAAACTTTAACAGCAATTACTCCGACAACAACGGATACGATTAATGATGGAAACTGGTCTGTTGCCACACTCAATGGTCTTGATGGTACGCATGTATATTTCTATCAGGAAGGTTACCTACCACTTGTACTGACTTATGAGTCAGGTTCGTTAGTTTTTGAAACTATTGTAACACACACTCATTCAACAGGTACGCCTCCTGCAGGTAGTATTGTTGTGACTGCATTTGGACGTACATGGGTTGCAGGTGTAGATGGTGATAAAATGACTCTGCACTTTTCTGATTTGCTTAATGGAGCACATTGGAACACAGGCACGTACGGCTCACTTAATTTATCTTCAGTAATTACGGAAGGTACTGATGAGATTACGGGGATTGCAAGTCATAACGGTTATTTAATTATCTTCTGCAAAAACAACATTGCAATCTTTACTGATACAGATGGCTTTAATGGCTCGTTAGACATTACAGGCGTTACTCTGGTAGATGTTATTAATGGTATTGGTTGTGTCTCTCAAGAGACAATTCAAAACGTAGGTGATGATCTACTTTTTTTGTCTCGTACTGGATTAAGAAGTTTAGGCCGTACAATTCAAGAAAAATCACAGCCATTAAGAGATCTATCAATTAATATTCGTGACGATCTAATTAATGATCTGGATCAGCAGGATGATTTACTAATTCGCTCTGCATATTCACAAGAGTATGCAATGTATTTACTACTGTTCCCTGCAACAAAAACAATATACTGCTTTGATACTCGACAGCAATTAGATACTGGTGGTTTACGTGTCACCCGTTGGAGTAAACAAACTCATACGGCTTTGTGCGCCTATGAGAAAGATATTTATTTCTTTCAAGTCCAAGGTGTAGCACAGTATCGAGGCTATCAAGATAATGATGCAAACTACAATGTAGTCTATGCTACAAACTTTTTAGACTTTGGTGATGCATCTCGCTTAAAAATTCTTAAAAAATTAAATATAACAACCATTGGTGGTGTAGGTCAACAGCTTTACATTTCCCCCTCGTTTGATTACAAAGATCAGGTTGATCCATACATTTATAATTTAACAGGGTCACCAGTATACGAATTTAATAATAGTGAGTATACCGTTGCACAGTTTTCTACGGGCTTGGGTACAGATAATACTAAAGCATCTGTAGGTGGAGCAGGTAATGTTATACAAATTCAAGCAATTGCTGAAATTACTGGGTATTCATTAGCATTGCAAAAGGTAGACTTATTTATAAAACAAGGCAGGGTTATTTAAATGGCAAATTATAGCTACCCCACAGTCAACGACTTTGCGGATAAAGATACATTACCATCTGGGGATGCGGGCAAGGTCATTAAAGGTGCAGACTTTGGTACTGAGTTTGAAGCAATCAAAGATGCAATTGCAACTAAATCAGATCTTGATAGTCCCGCATTTACTGGCACACCAACACTCGTTACATCCCCGGCGTACACAGTAAACAACACGCAAGTGGCTACGACTAAGTTTGTTTATGACTTGATTGAGTCTGGAGCAACTGGTACAAACGGCCAGTCAGTTATTGTTGTACCTGTATTCAAAGCAGACACAAGTTTACCAACAACACCCACTGGAGGATCATACAACTTTAGTACGCTATCGTTGACTGCTCCTACTGGTTGGTCTGATACTGCCCCAACGCCTGCAGATGGTGAAGTTGTGTATATCTCGTATACAACTGCGTCTACATTTGAAGTAGGAGGTACAGATACTACGTTAGTTTGGTCTGCACCTGCGGCATTTGCTCAGAATGGGCAGGATGGTTCTGGATCAGACACTAACTCTAACAGTATTACTATTTACTACACAAGCTACTCAGCAAGTGCTCCTACTCTAACTAGTGCTAATTTTAGTGATGGTAACTACAATGCAAACACAGGCGCATTAACTGTACCAACTGGATGGACTCAATCATTCACTACTCCAACAGCACTTGAGGGTGGTAAACTGTGGGCCGCTACAGTTAACGTTTACATTGCCGATGATGGTACGCAAACATTTACTGTTTATGGCCCTTACAACTGGATTAGATTTGATGGTCTTGTTACTTTTACTAACTTAGAAGGGCAGATTAACTCATCGACTACAATCAATGGTGGTGTGATTGAGACTGATACTATCCAGTTAAACAAGCTCACAAGTGGGGCAAATACATTTAATAGTGTTACCTTTGGGTTGGGGT